TATATAAATATATAGTTTTAGAAAGGATTATAAAAAAGTGTTTGACAATCCTGAAGATGGTTTGATAAAGTCTCATCAACCCTGTCCATGTGGTGACAGTTCAGATGCTTTCAGTTACTACAAGGACGGTGGCTATTGTTTCTCTGGTAAGTGTGATAAGAAATGGTACACCAACAAAGAACTAGGAATAGAAGGAGAAGACATACAAATGAATGCTCTTAGTCCAGACCTAACACAACAATCCACAGACCTATCTTCTGGTGTTGTGTCAGAGATCCCTGATCGTAAGATTACCAAGGACACCGCTAAGTTTTTTGGTGTGACTGTTAAGCACGATGATCAAGGGAAAGAACTAAATCATTATTATCCATACCACGACACCAGTGGTATCCACATTGCCAACAAGGTCAGAGGGAGGGGTAAGTCTTTTCTCTGGGAAGGTTCGTCCAAAGCAGCTGCGCTCTTTGGTCAGCAACTGTTTGGCGCAAACACTGCCAAGGCCATCACCGTTGTAGAGGGAGAGCTAGACGCACTCTCCTGCTACCAACTGCTAGGCTCTCGCTATCCTGTTGTGTCCGTTCAGAACGGTGCGGGTAATGCTTTGAAGAGTTGTAAACAAAACTATAAATATCTAGATAGCTTTGACACCATAGCCCTATGCTTTGACAATGACGAGGACGGTATCAACGCTGCCAATGCAGTGGCTCAACTCTTTCCCAACAAGGCCAAGATCGTCAAGCTCCAGCTGAAGGACGCCTCCGAGTACCTCAAGGAGAACAAGCAGAAAGAGTTTACAAACTGCTGGTTCTCCGCTGAGAAGTATACACCTGCCAACATCGTCAGAGGTGAGGACCTGCTCGACAGGCTACGCAATCAGCCCACACCTGAGAGCCTCAAGCTACCTTGGGAGGGGCTACAGGATCTGACCTATGGTATTCGGAAAGGAGAAATGTGGACCATCACCTCTGGCTCTGGCATGGGCAAGACACAGGTACTCAGGGAACTGAGCTACCACATACAACAGCACACCGAGGAGAACATAGGTCTCCTGTTTCTGGAGGACCCCATCGAGGACGCAGCAAGGGGGATGATGAGCCTCTCTGCGGGTAAGCCCCTCCACCTACCCACCACAGAGTTTACGCAGGATGAGTGGGATGATGCTTTCAACGACACCCTAGGCACAGGACGGTATGCGTTCTTCGACTCCTTCGGATCGAATGACATAGACACCATTGTCAACACGATCAAGTACATGCGGTATGGCTGTGACTGTCGTTACATTTTCCTAGATCATATCTCNATCTTGGTCAGTGACCAGAGCGCAGGTGATGAGCGCAAGGCACTGGACGAGATCGCAACCAAGCTCAAGACCCTGACCATTGAGCTAGACATATGGCTGGGCATGGTCTCTCACTCCAAGCGCCCCGCTGGNAAGCCGCATGAGGAGGGAGGACAGACCTCACTCTCTGAACTGCGCGGCACCGCTGGCATAGGTCAGCTGAGTAACATGGTCATAGGTCTGGAACGTAACGGGCAAGACCCTGACCTGTACCGGAGAAACGTCACGCTGATACGGGTACTAAAGAACCGCTTCGCTGGGTTAACAGGTCCTGCCTGTCACCTCCACTACGACAGGAACACAGGACGCTTGACACAGATCGAAGATCCTGATAAAGATCCTGAGTTAGAAACAATTGACGATGGCGAGGAGACCAATGCGAATTTGTCTTGACATAGAGACTAACGGGTTTGAACCAGACCGGATCTGGTGCGTAGGCACAGAGGACTTGGACACTGGTGAGACCCGTCTGTTTCTTGAAAGTGATCGTCTTAAATTTAAGGAGTTTATGAAAGATGTCGAAGAAGTTATGGGATTTAATCTTCTACAGTTCGATCTGCCTATTCTTGATCTCTTGTGGGGTATCAGCGTACCTGTGGATAAGGTTACAGATGTGCTCCTTCTATGTCAGCTAGAGAAACCGGGACGGGACGGAGGTAATTCTCTAGAGGCATGGGGTGGTAGACTTAGGTTTCCCAAGATGGACATGGAGAAGGAAGACTTCTATCGTGGGTACACAGAGGACATGGGTATCTATTGCATGAACGATGTAAAGCTCACGGTAAAAGTCTATCACCATATCACCACGATCATGTCTGGTAGATTTAGCAAGGACAGTATCCGACTAGAGCACAAGGTCAAAGCCATCACCTCTAAACAGGAGGTCAATGGTTTCTACCTTGATGAGTTCAAGGCTATGTCTTTGAGCGCAGAGTTCTCGGAGAAGCTAACCGATATCACCGAGAGAATGCAGGAGATATTCCCGCCGAAAGAGATACAGTTAAAGACCAAGGTAAAGTATGAACCATTCAACCCCGGCTCTCGTAAGCAGATTGCAGAGAGATTGATGGAGCGTGGGTGGGTACCAGAGAAGCACACTGATAAAGGTAACGTGGTGGTGGACGAGACTACCTTGGCAACCATTGACATGGACGAGGCCAAAGTCTTGTCAGAGTACCTGATGCTACAGAAGAGAGCAGCGCAGGTTAAGTCTTGGCTAGAGGCAATACACCCCAACACAGGGAGGGTACACGGGAGAGTGCTGACACTCCAGACAATCACAGGGAGAATGGCTCACGCCTCTCCTAACATGGCACAGGTACCCGCTGTGTACTCACCATACGGTGAGGAGTGTCGCTCTTGCTGGACTGTACCATCAGATAAGAAAGTACTGGTGGGCATAGACGCATCGTCCATTGAACTGAGAATGCTCTGTCACTACATGAAGGACGAAGACTACACAGCACAGGTTGTCTCTGGTGATATCCATACCTACAACCAGAAGCTGGCAGAGTTACCTAGCCGTGACCAAGCCAAGACATTTATATATGCCACGCTCTACGGCGCAGGTGCTGCCAAGATAGGTTCGATCATTGGGAAAGGTGCCAAGGAAGGGCAACAGATTATGGACAGGTTCTTTTCAAACCTATCATCCTTTCAAGAACTGAAGACCAAGGTTAACGGAGTGGCCGAGAAGAATGGTTGGATCGCTGGTCTTGACAACAGGACCCTGCACATACGCACAGTGCACGCATCCTTGAACACACTCCTGCAAGGTGGCTCTGCCATTCTGATGAAGAGAGCACTGGTGATCCTTGACAACCTTATCAAAGAGCAGGAACTGGACGCTATCTTTGTAGCCAATGTCCACGATGAGTGGCAATTAGAGGTTGACAAAGAGCAGGGTGACATGGTAGGAAAGCTAGGAGTGGAAGCTATTAAGCAAGCAGGAGACTACTACAATCTACGTTGCCCTCTTGATGGTGAATATAAAGTAGGAACAAGCTGGGCGCAGACCCACTAGAAAGGAGAACTAAAGTGGATATCTATACACACACAGCACTGGTCCTTCTCGTCATCCTTCTGACCTATCTGATTACTTACTTCCTTTCAATGAAAAAGTACATTGAGTACGGAGTNGANTATATTCTGGCCAAGTTAGAGCGAGAGAACTTTATACGAGTAGAGTACTCTGGTCCAATTAAAAAGTTAATCACTGTCTCTGAAACGCACAGTGAACTATACATGGAGAATGAGATCCTAAAGAATAATGTTCACGAACTTGAAAAACAATTGAACGAAGCCAGAAAAAAAGTTGTTGACAAACTGGCTTGAGTTTGCTATATACCTCTCACGCTAACAAATGGAAAGGAGAAATATCTAATGGGAATTATTCAGGGAAAAGCATACTGGGCAAAGGTTGATCCCAACAATCCCTCTCAAATGTACAACACCACTGGTCCATACGAGAAGCAATGGACCGTAGATATTACACTGGACGAGACAGCAGGTGCTGTTCTCCAATCCTTTGACATGGACGCCAGCCTACGGGANGGTAGTCAAGAAGCTGTTGATGATGGGAAGGGGCGTGAGCTAAACGGTAAGCCCACGCTTGTCTATAAGAAGGGCCATGCCTGTGATGACTTTTACTTTACGTTTAACGGCACGGGCTTTTGATAAGACGGACAACCCCCAGCGTCCTCCGCAGGTTGTCGATGCTGATCGCAACGATATCTCTGGTACGCTTATCGGGAACGGTTCGCTTGTCAATGTTAAGTTCAACGAGTGGCAGAACCCTGCCTCTGGTAAGACGGTGCTGTATCTTAGTGGGTTACAGGTGATACAGCTGGTGCCTTACGAGAAAGAGGGAGGGTTCACTGTTATAGAAGGCGGCTTCAAGGGAGAACCGCAGCGTGCCTCTGAAGACTTTGAATCTGTAAGCCTCTAGGGAAAGGAGAAACTTTATGGCTAAATCAACTGCACAATCTCGTATACTACGCGCCTTGAAGAAGGGCAACCGTGTCACTCGGAAGACAAGCATTGAACGTGGATGGGCTGAGAACTTAACGGCGGCTATCTCAGCCTTACGTAAGAAGGGGTATGAGATCCTTACGATCCGCGTTCCAATGCCTGATGGTGGAACCTACACTCGTTATAAATTAGTAGGTTAACCATGCCTAAGAGCAAGATTAGTTCTCTTCTACAGGATATAGAAGATAGACTAGAAGAAGGTGGGGCTGTAGACGAGTCTAATCTTGCTCTCTTTCTGGAGGAGATGGAGGAGGTTATGAAGAGGTTCTTCTCCGAGGGTAACTCCTACAGTGCAAAGGGGAGAATGAGACTTTCAGCGGTGGGTAGAGAGGACCGTAAACTTTGGTATGAATATCAGGGGTATGACAGACCCAACCTAACAACATCAAACAGAATGCGGTTTGTCTTTGGTCACNTACTGGAAGCTCTCATCCTTCTNCTTGTAAGAGAAGCAGGTCACACAGTAGAAGATTGCCAGAAGAAAGTTACAGTGAATGGAGTTGATGGTCATATTGATTGTGTTATTGACGGAGAACTGGTTGATGTTAAGTCTGCTTCTCCGTATGGTTTTAAAAAGTTTAAGGACGGGTCCGTAGCAAAGGGGAGAAGATCCTTTCGGGTATATGTACCAGCTAGGTTCTTANGCCAACGCCTTGGGTAAAAACAAGGGGTACTTCCTTTCAGTTGACAAGAGCAGCGGCGAACTAAATCTTCTCAATGTAAATCTAAAAAAGATCAACGCACCAGAACGAATAGACTTTCTGAAGGGGGCGCTGGTACAAGACGAACCACCGGACAGGTGTTACAAACCTATTGAAGATGCGTCAGGTAATCACAAGCTACCCATTGGGTGCAAGTTCTGCGACTTCAAGGTTGAGTGTTGGAAGGACGCAAACAAAGGGGTAGGTCTCAGGAGATTTAACTACGCCAATGGACCAGAGTTCTTTACGCATGTAGAGAAGCTGCCCAGAGTAGAGGAGGATTTTGTATGAGCACATGCCTTACACTTACACAAGATGAGCTTGACTACTGTAAGGGACTAGGGGTGAAGCGTCACATGGCCAAGCACCCATCGTTCAGAGACAAGAGCACTGTCCCTACCAAGCAGCTGTACACTGGCGAGTCGCATGTGCTAGGTATCCTAGGTGAGTACGCCTACCACAAAGTCACTGGCTCCAAGATAGATGAGTGTATCTACGAGAGAGGAGATGCCGGGTACGACTTTGAAGAGGACGGCTCAACAGTTGAGGTCAAGGTCAGTACCTTTGGCCCCTCCGGTACAGAGTTAAAGATACCCAAGAAAGAATACGAAGAAAGAAAACCAGATGAGTATGTGCTTGTTTATATTAACAAGAACAATCTCAAAGATGTCACCGTGCTAGGAAAGATTAGCAGGAAAAACTTTGACAAAAAGAAACGTGAGAAACAATACAATCCAAGGTACCCTGTTAACTATATCGTAGGCGCGGAGGACTTAGATGCACTGGACGTTTAGAGATGACAAGACCAGAGTTCCACAACCTGATGAGTACTTTGGTTTTGTATACGTCATCACCAATAAACTTACCACCAAGCAATACATTGGGTGTAAGCAGTACTGGCAGATGCGTAAGCGTAAGAGGCACAAGCCCTCCAACTGGCGTGTCTATACCTCGTCATCAAAGGACTTGAACGAGGACATTGACAAGATAGGCAAGAGACGGTTTAAGTTTGAGATCATACAAGAATATAAAACAAAGAGAGGCATACACTACTACGAACAATACTATCAGATGAAGTACCATGTTCTCACCGCTGTTATCGAAGGATCAGATGAGCCAGCTTACTATAACAAGAACATAGG